ATTACGAAGACCGCCTCGTGCTCGTATGGGCCTAAGCCTGACTGGCCTTCCTGGATTCTCGATGACAAAGTTTATGGCACCGATACTTTCAGGTTTGTTCCAGACGCTATTGTAGGTCCTTTTCTTGAACCCTCTGATGATGCTGTCAGGGATCAAGCTTTGGCCCGTATTAAGCGTAAATTGGCAAGCAACCAAGGGCAGTTCGAGGCTATGATCCCTCTTGCCCAGATTCATCAGCTTCGCGGTAGTATCAAGCAAGCTGCTAATATGGCAAAAGATCTCATAGAGGCTCTAGCTGCAATTCGGAAAACCAAGGGACGTTCTGCGTCAAGATACGCTGCGGGTGTATGGCTTAACTTCAATTTCGGGGTTCTCCCCGTCATTAGTGACGCCAGATCCGCAGCGCAAGCGATTGGTAACTTCCTGACTCGTCAGGATAGGAACCTCGTATTGACGGGAACGTCGGAGAAGGTATGGGCTGATTCATTGAAACAGACCAATATCTCCGGGAACCCTGCCGCCTCTGTCAAAATGACAGCGGAATTTCGGCACCGGCTCCTTTACTCCTATACCGGTGGCTTTTATCTCAGGGTCTCCGCTGGCAACAACTATACTGCGTTGGACCATTTAGGTTTCAACTTTAAGGATCTTCCAGCCGTTGGCTGGGAGATCATTCCGTATAGTTGGGTTGTGGATTACTTCACAACTGCTGGCGAATTCATGAGTGATTTATTCGAGTCTCCAGCTGGAGATCTCGTTTATCTAAGCCTGGCGAAGAAGTATGACTTGACAGCCACTGCTTCGTATGAGTATTACACCCAGCCTAACCCGTTAACCATTTTAACGAGTAACTCTGGGGGTGCTGCTCAAACTGAACATGTGAACTTTTCACGTCAGTCCCTTGGTTCTTTACCCCATCGCGCCCTTCGCTTCAAAACGATCGACGAGATTGGTTTACACTCTGTCACGAAAGTGATTAACCTCGCTTCTATACTATTGAAGTGAACCCTTAAGGACTTACTATGTCTTTTGCTCCATCTTCGCCTGTCACGGGCGCGGCAGTAACGGGACTCACGTCCCCTACTTACACGCTGACCACTGACGTCGCTCCAAGTATTAATGGCAAACAATACGCCATTACTGCCTTGGGCGGCACCCAGACGAACGTTGATACTAATACGGTTTCCAAACCGTTCAGTATTTCGTTCTTCCGGCCAGCGGTCTTGCGCACCTTGCCGCAAGCAAACCCTGTCACTGGCGTAATCAAGGACGTGCCAGTTAATACCTACAAGCTTATCACCCGTAAGGGTGCTTCGCCTGCAGCCAACCAGAACGCTCTCGTTGCTCGTATCACTACGATCATCGATGTTCCGGCTGGGACTGACACGTACGAACCGGAAGATCTCCGCGCTCTCGTCTCTGCTCACTTTGGTGTGGGCTGGGCTCAAGCGTCGGGTATCGCCGACACCGTTGTGTCTGGTATCATCTAACCAGACATTCCTTGATTCGCCCTGAGGTTTAGGCCTCAGGTTCTCATTGGGAGATATTCTATGAGTGACGTGAAAGGGTACGAAGGTAGGTTAGACACCTTCTTCGAAACTCTGCAAGACGAACTTTCCTCTGTCCACATTTCCTCCCTCGCGGGAAGATTTGCTGTTGAGAGGCTTCGCACTCGTGCTCGGAAACGAGCCGATTATGTCGATAACAGTCTTTCTGCAAAAGCCATAGATGAGTTTGTGGCTATTAACGAAAGCGTTCGATCTATTCGCATAGATCGCTCGGACCCTGTTATTAAGGATGCAAAGCACTTTATTACTGTTGTATTAGAGCGCTTTACTAAAAGTATGTATCCAGAGGAGATTCAAAACCCCCTGGTTATGGACTTTTTGTGGGATAATTGGCGATTTGGCCCAGGCACCAGCAATGGTGTATTGGGTACTCATACCGCCGAAAAGATCTCACAACCTATGACGTGCACAAAGTTGAGTGAACCATTTGTTCGTAAACTACGTAGTCTGAACCCTTACTTCGTCTGCAAAGATGCAGGTTGCGAAAGGGGGATACTCGTAGTAAATGGCTCGCGTCTTGCAACTGTACCGAAAAATCGAGACACTGTTCGTACGATCGCTATAGAGCCTTCAGGTTCCATGGCCTTGCAGCTTGCTGCTGGCATGTACCTTGAAGGCGCTTTGCGGTCAATCGGCTTAGACATACGTAAGCAACAGCCCATAAATCAGGCTCTTGCTTTACGCGGCTCAATCAGTGGTGATCTTGCTACCATTGATTTGAAGTCCGCTTCTGATATGATCTCTGTCGATCTCGTACGTGCTTTATTTCCTGACTCTTGGTTCAGCCTTCTCTGTCACTTGCGTTCGAGTGTCATCGAAGTACCTGGCCATGGTCAGAAACAGCTGTATATGATTTCCACCATGGGGAATGGTTTCACATTCCCTCTGATGACTCTTATAATAGCTGCCCTAATCTACGGATTTAGAGCCCAGCGTGGCGGGCCAACCCTTTTCTTGGATTGGTCCGACACTGCCGTTTTCGGGGATGATGTTATTATCCCTTCTTCGGAGTATGCTGGTTTCGTAGATGTACTTGGGAGAGCAGGCCTTATCGTTAACCTTGATAAGTCCTTCAGTGCAGGTCCATTCCGTGAAAGCTGTGGTGGCGACTTCTATGACGGTGTTGATGTTACTCCGTTTTATGTAAGATCGCTACGCCAGCCTCACAACATCTATGTGGCGCTAAATCAGTTAATGAGTTGGTCTGGGAAGCACGAACTGTGCCTCCCCAGATCTACCCGTTACCTCTTAGCTTTACTAGGTGGGAATGTCCGTCTCGTACCTGAGTGGTATTCAGACTTTCAAGGTCTGCGTACCGCCCAGTGTCCGACTCATTTTACATACCTCAGTCTAGTTGTTCCCAAGCGTCGACTCAAAGATGAGTCTTTCTTGGTTCCCCTAGCCTGCGGTGGGTATGTCGAGTCTTCGGGCCCGAACGTGATGTACACTCCCCGCCCTAAAGCGGTCCGGAGTGTAGTTCGGAAGGCCAGATTGCCGCGAGGCTATCTGGATGGTCACGATCCGCTTACGCGGTCGTGGTCGGCTAGCC